AGAAACTAAATCTTGGAATAGTACAAGTTGGAGTTCTACTATGTAGTTTCTTTTTAGTTTCTTTAAAAGTCTTTAAGTAATTGTGTAGGGCTCTGACATTAATTGGAGTTCTACTTTTTAATTTATAGTTTATAATTTCTAATTGGAGTTTTACCATAAATAAATAATATATAAATGAATTAAATGGAGTTTTACGAGGAGGTCTCCTGGTTGTAGAAGTAAAACTCCAACCTTTATCCAATGCATTCGTAGAACTCCAGGTATTATACATCAAATCATAAAATTCCCAAAATGGGAATTATTCCAAACATGGGAATTAATTATATATTAAACTGATTATAAATTAATTACAGAGTTTATCTAAAGTAAAACTTCAACTATAATAGAAACCATAACCTCCAAAGAAACTATTTATAAATCAACACATTAAAATAAATAACCTGATAACCAGTGAGTTATATAATATTAATTTAATGTATAATATTTATTTATTATTTAATATTTATTCATACTATTTATTTACAATGCGAACTATAACAATAGACAAATCAATCGGTATAATCACAGCCTTTACCAATTGCATTATATATTCTTCATCAACCAATGCTAGAATTATACTATCCGGGCAGAATATTAATACACCAAAAGGATTTTACTTTGACGAGAAGATATTAACACAAAAGCAAATAGATAAGGATAAATTAAAGTATGAGACTTGTGTTAAGGCTGGGCTGAGAGAAAGATCATTTATATTTAACTGTATTATATTAAATAATTTGGAACAGATCAAATCATTTTATCTTACCAATCAAGAAAAGACTTATGATAATTTTGATTGTTTAATCGAATTAAGATCGGGCAAGAAACTAATAATCGAAGTTAAGTTCAGGAATATTAAATCAACAAAATATATTGACGACTATTTAATGCTAAATAAATATACTGACCTAATGAATGTATCTAACGATAATAAAAATTCAGAGGTCTATTATATAATGGTGTTTAGTGATTATGTTTATTGGTCTTATAAATTAAAAGAATTATGGTTGGATTTCGAAGATGAGGGTATTGTACAAGACTATGTGAATTCAAACAATTATAAATCACATAAGAGAACCTTCATTAAAAAATCAGAGGGTGTTGGTAGGAGGATTAAATTTATATAATGATTATGACAAATGAATTATTGGCTAATGAATTTATGAATTATATTAGTTTAAATTACAACAGGATATTAACTGGTTTTCAAAAGTCATCTTTTAAAAAAGAAATAACCAATGATGTTTTACACGACTCCATTATAAATATCTATGACTCTATTTTGGTGAAGGGTTTTAAAATAGAAAAGATGAATTTATCTGGCAAGTCATTTGAGAACTATTTATTTATTGTGGTTGGTAATGAAATTCTACAGAGTAAAAGACTAATCAAAAGAAGGGGTCATAACATTCATTTTGAAAACGATTATGAGTTTGAAAATTGTATCGAGAATAATACTTATAATATTGATGATGAGTTTATATCTGAAAAAGAAATGAGGAGTGAAGATAATTTGGTTGATCAAATAATTAAATATATCAAATCAAAATATTCTCATTTAGATTGTGGATTGTTTGAATTTTACTTTCGTTCTGGCTTGGGGTATAGAAAACTAGCAGATTTAACTGGGTTTAGTACAAGAACAGTATTTATAAAAATAAGTGTTTTAAAAGCAGATATAATTTCAAAATTTGAAAATGAGAATTTACCCCATCGTATTTTAATTAAAGACCAGGAAGAGAAGATTAAGTTTAAAAAAATAAAAGATGAAGATTATGAACAGTTTATATAATTTACTAATGGAAGAAGGAAGTGAACAAGCCGTAGAATTTTGGAGAAAAATATATCGTAGAATAATGGAAACTCCAAATATTACTTTATATCAAATAAGATTAATTTATAATATATTCAGATCAGAATGTAAGTATATTAATTATAGTGAATTAGATTATGCTAATAACTTTATTGATTTAATAGATTTATTAATTAAAGATTTAGAGAATGAAGAAGACTATGAGATGTGTGGTCTTTTACTACAATCAAAAAAATATATTGAAGAACAGATTTTAAAAATCCTTTAATCTTCTTTTATGTTTTTATCTTTTGGTGAAATAATATTATTAAATTTATCTTTTATATAATTATAAATCTTTATATCAAGCCATCCTAATTTATTTAGGTTTTCTACTAGGCTGACAAAAAGAACCGCACAGAATAAAGTATACAAAGAATTTGGGAGCCATGAGAATGCTGGTGCATACTTTGCCATGTTTGCGCTTAAGAACAACAATAACGAATAAGTAAAAGAAATACCAGCCCAACGAGGTAACCTTCTTGAATTAAAGGTTTTTGTTTTAATTGCTGATCCAACTCCTGTAAATAAATCCACAAGAAGTAGAACCCAGATAAATACAATCTGGTCTGGATCATCCCAAAGATATAAATTTTGGAAATAACCAAACACCAAAGCAAAAGATGCCATTATTTTAAAATTCGTTGGTACGAAGATCGTACTTAGAAAGTCATGTAAGTCTTGATATCCAAGAGAAGTAAACATCCAATTAGTATGCCTCATTTTTTTATGTTGTTTTATTTTATATAATATCAGATCGTCTTATGTATTGTCCATTTACATAGATATAATCTGTTAGATCATTTGGTGAGTCAAATTGAATTCCACCAAAGAATGTGTTGTTGTTGAAATTAGGGTCTTCGCAATAATAAATATCTTCTCTCCATAATGGATAGTTTTGATAATTTGCTCTTAAAAATTTTAAAGCAAAGGTTTCGCTTTCCTGTGCAAAATTTAATATTTTGGTTAATAATGTATCTTGTCTTGTTTCGCTGATACCCTCGGAGTTATCACTTGTTAATTTATTAATACCTTTATTATCAAATTTAACTGCAAGGAAAGGAGTTGCGTTATACCAAGTATAATTAACCACCATAGGTTTTAGTTGTTCAACTAAAAGTTGTGTTGCACCGGTTAGACCAGTCAAACCAAGTGTATTAATTTCATTAATTATAAAATCATACTGAGCGGTTCCAAGCAATTTCAACACATAATTCTTTTGAGTTGATAATATAAAAGGAGTGATCAAACTTGCTTGTACATTACTTTGTATGGTGGTTCCAGAATATACATCTGCAAGAGTTATAATGTAAGTATCCATTGTTGATTATAAATTATTATTTAAAGTAGGTGCTTGGTTTGTTGTAGGAGGTAATTGTGTGATGTGGTTTACAGTATTGTTTTGTGGTATTACCGTTGCTCCATTTTTAAACAAGAGAGTATCACCACCTTCAATTGCAGGTAATCCCATAGATTTACGAATTTCATTTACTGTAACGCTGTTACCAATAATGTTACTATCAAATCTGTATTGATAAGGTTGTGTATCTTTAATTCCAATTTCACTTGGATCTTGAATTAATTTATTAAACATCAAAATTTTTCTAATTGATTTTAAAATTCTGTTTTGATATTTTTTAATTACTTGTGTATAAAAATATTCGTAGGATGTAGCAAGTTCATTACCAAAACTAATTCCTCCTGCAGATGGTAGACCAGCAACAGATGGATTATTCAAGTGATGAGCACTTATAATCTTCTGAACAGCCAATTGATTTAGATCACCATAAATATTATTATTGTTATCGTTTTTAATTGGTATAAATTCAACTGCTTTTTCTTTTGACTCTGAGAAAAGAGCAATAAATTTACCACTTGATTGTGGTCCGGTGAAATCTCTTTTTATATTTCTTTTAATTATTTCTCTTTCTTCTTTTGTTGGAATTTCTTTAAAACTAAATATACCGCTTGGTGCCATTCCATTTAAAATATTGGCTTCGATGAATTCCCCAAGTAGAATTTCAAAATTTATAAACTTGATACATTTATAATCAGGTTTTGGATAATAATTTAAACCAGGATTATATTCAACATTGTAAAGAATTTGATTTGGTTGTTCTAAAGAATTTTCTGGATTAAACATAGGGAGTTTTACCATTTCATTCTTTGAATGGTTTGCCCAATCAGAATTAAGAAATGTCCATTTTGGTTTAATTTCATTTTCTAGACGAACTGTTGAAAAATCGAAATGCGAAACATCTGCTATATAATCACCTTCATCGTTAAATCCTATATCCAAAGAATAACCGTTGAACATAATTAAATCTTCTATTGCACGATCCATTACTTCATTTAGATCTGTTTTATAAATAAAATTATGTAGTGATATATTATCTTTATTATAATCCAGTCCACCTCCGTATGTCATACATTGTTTCAAGAATAAAAGACTTTGATGGGTAGGGCTGTTCTCTGATAAATTTATTAATTTTTGAGGGGTTAGATTATCTGGTCCAAAATCAATCCATTGATTTCTTCCACGAATATATTTATAGTTTGGATCAATCTGAACTTCATTCGTTAGTTTAACGCTGAAGAACTCCATGCCATTATGTTTAATTGAAGTATTTAAATTTTCTTTTTTCATTTTGATTTATATTATATAAATGATTTTTAATTATTTTGTTGAAAAAACATTAACCAACTGTTAGAGGGTGATAAGCGAATAATAATGTAGTTTGAGCGTAAGTAGAAGCACCAGACATTGATGTAGGAAAACTCATTGAGAATGTTACAGCACTTGACATACTTGCAACTTGGGTTGAAATTGAAGCATTACTACCTAAACTTATACATCCTGATGCTGGAGATGAGAACTTGGCTGTGGAATTATTGTTGATAGCAAACCAAAATAATCCAGGTTCCAAAATGATGGTAGAGCCCGTCACGAGTTTGGTACCCGTAGTAGTTGTGCTGGCCGAACCGAACATCTGTAAAAGTTGGTTGGGTCTTGCTTCACCAGGTAAACTGTCGTAGATTGCAAATGCCACTACACCGCTGGCTCCAGAGGTCGTACAGTTTGCACCGATCTCGTTTAATGTAATAGTTTTGTTATTAACCCAGGGAAAAAGTCTTAACGTGTTCGCACCCGGAGATACTACTCCCATTGAACTGACAAAATTCGTGGTATTATGGTAGTAGCGTTTTGGCGAACCAACAACATTATTATTAATATTTGTTAAAAATCCTGTATGTGGGTAACTGCTATTAATAGTTAAATTTGTAGAACTCCCACTTAAACGAACATTGGTTCCTGCACTTAAAGAATTTGAATTTAGGAATACATCATTCAGGTTTGTACTTCCAGAATATAATGTAGTTGCAGATAAAGAATTAAAACTTGAATTACCGCTTACTGTAATATTATCAATTGTTAAAGCAGAAACATTAACTGTTTGAACAGATGATGATCCACCGGTATAGGTGTTTAACCCATTAATAATTGTATGTGAAGATGAACTAGAACCAGTATAAGTTATAGTTAAAAGACCACTTGTATTATTTACTCTTATACCTGTACCACCTGATAATCCAATTTTATAAACATTACCTGAACTATTTGCGTTCAATAAATAAGTTGAAGATGTATTAGGTAAATTTCCAATTTTTAATTTTGGAGTTAAAACAGTATTATCCTCAGATAAAGAATAACTTTGTCCACCCAAGATTACCGAATAATTTGCTTGTAAAGAATGTGACTTACCAAAGATTAAACTATATTTTGTTAGACTTTCATCCTCGCCAATTAAATTATTAAAACCACCTAGAATATTTGAATGTAATGTTCTTTTTAATTTATTGGTATATCCATTTAAAATAGAATTATATTTAGACTCGGCAACATCCGCTGCATTATATATTCTATTTGTGTATCCATTTAATATACTTGATTTGTTTGAATTATTAATATAATTACCACGACCATTTGAAATCAAAGAATAGTAGGAATAATTTCTTACATAATTTTCTAAACCGTTTCCGATAAAAGAATAATTTGTTCTCTCGGTTATTAAATTTCCATTTCCTCCAAGGATTGAAGAATAATTAGATAATGATCCAATTGAATTTATTTTACCAGCAACAATACTGAAATCAGAATTGGCAGTTGTATATCCATTATCCAATTGAACAGCAGTTGCCACGCCACCTACTTCCCAGATGTATGCTCCAGGTGGTATTGTTGGTATTGTCGCAGTAGATAAACTTCCAACTGTATTTGCAACCACCATTCTAGTTGTTGCACCACTAAGATTTCGAACTTGTAAAGTTGTTGCTGATAATGTATTTAAACTTGTTGCCCCTGATACAATAATATTATCAATTGATAAACCTGTTACATTAACTGATTGAAAAGTTGGTGTACCTGCAGTAAAAGTATTAATACCGTTGTTAACAAAAGATCCAGATGTAGAACTTCCAGAAGATGGTATTGCTTGAACAGATAAATTTCCATCCGTATCAGCCACAACCATTTGTGTGGTTGCTCCTGACAAAGATATTAATTTTAATTTATTTGAAATTAAGGTATTGGTAATACCAGAATTTACAGTTTGATAATCCAAATTTATGATCGTAACCCCAGTAGTACCGTTTAAAGTATTTTGTCTTCCGTTAAATATAAGAGATGATTTAGCAGAATTAATTTGATTATCCTGACCAGAAATTAAAGTAGAGTCTTCGGATGAATTAATAAAGTTTGTAAATCCGTTTATAATTGTTGATCTTCTTGAAGAATGAATTTCTCCACGATCTGAATTCAACACTGTATTATGTATGTGATAAGCAGAAGAGCCGGAAATAACTGACACCTTACCACCGAGAATGTTTGAAAAGGATGAGTCAATAATTGAACTTTGATTTGCTCCAACAATATTTGAAAAAGAATTATAAGAAGTTAACGCTGTTGTTATGGTATTGGTATTACCAATATTAATTGAATATTGTGAATTATAGGTTTTAGTATTTGATCCATTAACTAATGCTAATGGAGATCCAATGATCTTATTTTGACGACCATTTAAGATGCTTGAATAAGATGAATTGGTTATACTTTGATAAAACCCGTTAAAAATATTTGATACAGCAGCGTTATAGATTGTGTTCAATCCGCCATGCAAACTGTTGAGACCGTACACCCCCGTAAAAAGCGAGTAGGGCACAAAGTAACTACCTGAGGATGAATTCCTTGAACCCGAAATGACCGTAGTTGGGGTAAGCCCAGAATTGTATATTCCATTGAGAATGATCACCTCTCCCGCATTGGCTACAGAATTTGATCCAAGACGAATTAAATCATTTGTTGAAGATCCGCTTATCCAATATTGATCACCTGAACCACCACCACCAATTAATAAACTTAGATCAGTTGTTCCAGAATAAAAAGTATTTGCTGATATTGAATTAACAATTATATTATTATTTAAGTTAACTCCAACTGTGTCTCCAGTTGAAACATAATTAATTGAAATGTTTGTGTCGCCACTTAGACCACGAAATTCTGCTATTTGATTTGAAGTTTGTTTATAAAAGTAACCAGGTCCGGAACCAACATTTGTTATTCCACTTAAAGGAACAACCTGATTAATAACAACGACCAATGCTTGATTACCAGCCGATATAATTGATGCGTCATTATTTGGCGGTTGATAATTAATTACCGGTCTTTCAACTTTTCTAAATCCCATTTCTTAATTAAAATTTTTTAACCTCTTACGATAAACCAAGCGAATGTTGAATAATCTAGAATAGAAGATGATTGAACTCTTACAGTTCCAAATCCAGAAGCAGTATTATCAATAAACAAATGTCCAGTTGTTCCAGATGGAATTTGTGCTGTTAAGAATACAGGCGTTGCCTGTGGATCGAAGTATGCACCAGTGCTGATATCGCAAAGTCCAGCGTCAAGTGTACCAAATCCAAAATAGTCTGTGTTCTTAAAATATACAGTTGTGTTAAGAGAGATGGAGTCTGTTAAAATTCCTTGTACAGTTGATGTTGTTGCGGTTAAATTTTGACCACCTATCACAACTACATTATCAACATTGGCATCAATTACATTGTTTGCACCGCCAATTATTGCTGAGTTATCTGAACCTGAATTTAGTTTATTGTTGGAACCTACAACGAATGCATTTGTTCCCGCAGCTAAGTTTCCAGATACATTTTGTTTGATTGATTTAGTACCGGTATCACCTGTTATTCTACTGATGATATCAGCAGTTACATCCATGTGATCGTTACACTTTGTTACCAAATTTGAAACCAAATCTGATGCAATAATTATTGGGTTTAATTGTATAGCCATTTTATTTTTATATTATTTTTTAATTTTCTAGAGGGCAATTTTGAAGATCAAATAGTGAACAATTTGCTGATACTTGTAAAACAAAATCAACAAGATTATCGCAATTACATTCGTATTGTGGTTGACCAGCGATATTGATATAGGCATAAGTTGAGTCAACTGCACGCATTGGATATTTTGAGTCACATTCAAAAAGTAATCTATAATCACTCGTACCATCTATGGTAGATGTTTGTGCTTTATATTCTTTTATTTTACATGGTTGATCTTCACCTATACACCACCATTCATCATTATTATCTAAAAATACAATGATGGGTTTTGCTTTGATCATTTGATTAATTGTAAATCTATTTGTTGGTGAAAGTTTTAAAAAAGTTAGATCCAAAGTTTTATTGAAAAGATTTTTTTGAGAAGAAATATTTAAATTTTCAAATCCATTTGTAAAATTCCTATACACTGAAAATTCATACCATGCTACAAAATCATTATTGGTTTGAAAACGATCTATTGTTGTTAATTCTGTATCACTTAAATCAAAAAAGAAATCATCAATCCATTCTGAATTGGTCATAAAAAGTCTTTTTATTCCTGCGACTGTATAATTATTACAATTCTTATTTGATGAAGTTATAAGACAACCCATTTATATTATATTATTATTTATATTATATAAATGAAAAAGAAAGAAATCGTTATAATAAAAAAGGAGCAAACTTTCCTTTTGAGAAAGAATACTCCTTTAATGAATAAACAAACAAATATAATTAAACTACTAATGTACCTGAGTAGATGAACGACATCTCGTTTTGCAATCCTGCGATTGTTACGATAATCGAAGCTGCCTCCGTTTCGTTGGCTCCGGAATTTGCAGAAGAAATAGTTGCTTCCATTCCGTTCACTTTTCCTAAACATACAAAGACACCATTACGATCTTTTACAACAGCAATGAAATTTCCAAGAGAAAGTTCATCTGCAGTATCCAACGCTGTCTGGTCTTTTTGATTTACAGAGAATGATACAGAATGATTTCTTGCTTTTGCAGAACCATTAACCACCAATTCATCAATATAAGAACCAGTATTTTTCTCTGGAATTATTTTGAACCACTTTGCCTGGGTGGCACCAGTTGTCCAAGTTGTTGCACCGCTTGTAATTGTGCTAACTTCCTCATAGTTAGTAAGATACACCTCGGAAATTCCTCCAACCAAGTACCCACAAGATTTTGCTATTGTATTATTTAATAAACATGCCATGATTTTATATTTTTATTTTTTTAAGTTAAGTTTTTTTTAAAGGAGGATATATTTCAACCCTCCTTTGTTTTTTAATTTTTAGTTTTTAATTGAGTATTATGGACGGAACCAAGCAACTTCGTTAGTGTATCCTACCTGTACGCCAAATTTATATCGGCTTATCATTCTAATATTTTGTGAACCATCAAGGTCTGACATGTCAAGTAATTTTACCTCATTTGCATCTGATAAAAGATCAGTCCCAACGAACATGTTTGCTGGATCAGCAGCGATAATGTGATTGTCCGGAACACCCGCTGACTCTTGGATTTTATAACCCATGAAAGTATCACCTTGACGACTTCCACCAGCAACGTATGTTTCGTTACTCTTAGATGCAACAGCCAAACGGTAGTAAGCTGCAGTGTTAAGAGAAACATAGAAAGTTAATTCTGGTTTTCTCGCACGGCTAGGAACTTTCAAATAAGTCAAAGTCATCGCTGATACGATGTTTGTTTCAGATAAAGTAAATCCTGCTTGTGTTACAGGTGAACCTGCGTTGATAACCTTAATGAAACCATCGAATGAAGTATAACCAGTTGTAGTTGCTCCTGAATAAGCAGATGGAAGATTACCGCTCCAGATATTATATTCCAAACCTTCACCAATTTTTTTCATAAAAGAATCTGCAACATACTTTGCAAAGTCAGGCGTTAAGTCTGTGTTCATTGCACCTGGACGCATTTGATCAGCTATCCAGTAATTTTCTAGCGTTAATTTGCAAACGGTCGAGTTGCTCATAAGTGAAGTTGGGTCCAAAATCGCTTCTGAAAGAGAAAGTGTCGCAACGCTGTTATAATCACAATTGTCTGCTTGAATTAAATCATTACTCCAATCCGCTTTACGAATATTCATTTTAGATTTAATATTTGGCATTACAGTTACAGAATTACCTGCAATTGTTGGTGCAGAATTTATCGCAGCCGAAATAAGGTTCTTGCTTGCAATTCCTGCATAATTTGTACTCAGTGAAATGGCCATGTTATATATTTTTTATTTTAAATTGTTATTTTTTATTTTTTGATATTATAATATAAATGCAAATTGCGTTTGAATTTTTACTTATGCTTCACGCATCTTTTGAATTTGCATTAATTTTTCAATCATCAAATCAGATTTTGGGGTTGATTTTTGTGCTGATGTTGATGCATTTTGAATATCAGGCTTTGCAATAGCACGAGTCTTTTTTAAATCTTCAATTGATTTATTTAATTCAATTTTTTCCAATTCAAATTTTGATTTGTTTGCTTCTAATTCTGATTTCAATTTTGATAATTCTGAAGTTAGCAATGCAATTTGATCATTTAATTTCTTTAAATTTTCTGCATCTTCTTCTGATTTTACTGAATCATCTGCTGGAGTTGGTTCTTTAATTTCAACTAATTTACCATCCATAACAACTGCAATTTTATCGTCAGCCAAAATGTAATCTCCATTTTCTGGTGTTTCTCCGTCAATTGATACATCCATCGTCTCGTCATTTATCACAAGAATTTTATCGCTATCTTTGATTGCAATTTCTGATAGTTGTATTTTTTTTGAACTTAAAAGTCCAAATAAGTTTTTTAAATTTTTTTCCATTTTATTTTTTGTTTTATTAATATTTTCTAATTCAATTTCATCCACTATGTCAAAATAAGCCTCAAGAGAAAACCCTTTATACTCATTGGTTAATTTTTCAAATAGTTCTTTATCTTTTACTTTTACAATTTGCATTAATGTTCCTACTGGAAGATCAAAACCATAGAGTTTAGATTTATCAATATTAGAATCTGATATAATCCAAAATTCTTCATCAATAATTCCTTCTAATATTTGATTTTCATCGTGACCTAGATTATAAAAATTATTTGTTTTGTTTTCTTGGCGAAGTGAATTGATTAGTTGTATATCTTCAACAGTAAAAACCAAGTTGTAAAACTCCTTAGTCTGTTTATCTTTTCTTAAAACATCAATATTCGGTATTAGTATTGGTCCGATTAATCTTTGTTCAGATTGATCTGATTTGAAAAGTAATTTATCATCAAAGACTTCATCAAATGCAAAAAACCCAACCCCAATGGCAGGAGCCTTAACGATAGAATTACCCACGATACCAACCGCAGTTTTAACCTTCGCAAATTTTTTCTTTAAATTTTTCTTCTCCATGTAAATATATAAATGCAAAATGGAGTTGAATTTTTACTAAACGCAAAAAACCCCCGATCAATTAAGATCGAGGGTCGGACATAAACAATCCTGGAATGAGTAAAAACCAGGGCGTGTTTATTAAGTTAATCGCTTAGAAACAACTAACATTTTTAATATAATCGTTTTGTCTATATTTCCTAAAATATATTATTGAAGAATCATTATTCATTATTATACTATTGCCTTCTATTTTATAAAAATTTGATCCAATGATACAATTACCACAAACATAAACTCCAATTATTTGTTTATATATATAAATAATGTGAGTGTTTAATGAGTCATTATTATTAAATACTGTTGTTACATTATTATGTACAATGGAGTCCACGTAAAACTCCAACACCAAATTTTGGCTTGTAAAATTAAAATTATTGTTAGGATTTTCAATTTTTTCTTTTTGACAAGATGTTGAAAATAAAACTAGTAAGACAATAATGTGTTTAAGTTTTTTCATAATTTAATATTTTATCTTTAATTTTTCAATCCAACCTAATATAAAATTATAAATTTTTTCAACTGATTGAAATTCCTTAGAGTAACCTGTACTGTAAAATATATATTTATCATCTTCTATTCTGATAGTTATATTATAATTATTTGAATGTAAAAATTCATCTTCATAAAAAAAGATTTCATCTTTTAGTTGATCGTTTAGTATTTGTGTTAAATTTTTCATTTGTGTGTCTATTTTTTATTTTTTAATTTTATTTTTTAATTTTTCTGCTAATTCATAATTTTCATTTTCAACTGCCTGTTCAATTTGATTATTCAAATCCTCCAGGGTTAATTTTAAATCTGGTTCAATTCTAACGTCTATAAGGCGTTGTTCTCTTCCACTAATAACTCCATTAGCTTCCAAACTATCAATATAAAAACTTATTTCATCTTCTATTGATTTAATAACATTTTTAATATAGATAGGTTTAGATTTATAATGTGATCGTAATCCTTCGTATTTTAATTCTTCTTCAGTTAATTCATCATAATTAATATCTCTTACTCTAATTAAGTTTTCAATTAAATTATTGAGAATATTGGTTTCAACTTGTTTTAATCTTAATTTTTCTCTGTTGTTCATTTTATTTTGTGTGTTTGTAAATGTATAAATAAATAGTGAATAAATTTTAAAAAAATTAATGTTATATGAAAAATACAATTATTCATTAGAACAGTCCAATTTATTAAAAAATTCTATTGCGAAATCCCTGGCTATCTTTTCTGATGAGAATACTTTATTCTTTAGTGGATAGTAGTTCTCAGATATATCTTCCACTAATGAATTTGCACCCGGTGTAGTATCAACACGAGATGCCAGGATTTTATAACCAACGATTTCATTTTTCTCATTTTGGATCTTCATTCCATAGATCATGTGCTTATGAACTCCTCTGTCGTATTTAAAGTAATGTGCCATCAATTGTTTGTATGTTTTATAATTTATAGTTTGTTATATATAATGTAATAGGCAAATATACCTATTTTATAATTGAATTGTTGTGGAGTTTTACCTGGTCTTTGTATTTTGACCAATATCTCTTTATGGTTATAATGCTTAACCCGGTTCTTTCCATAATTTCATTTTGGGTTATTTTCTTATTTGTAAAATAGGTATCATTTATAGCATTTTGAATTTTGGTATCATTTGGAGTATGCTTGTCTGAACTCAATGTTTCTTCTTTAGGTATAAAGTTTGGATTTGAAAAAGGTATCATTTTAGTGTGCTCGTGATTATAAGTATATATATTAAAATCACAAGCATACTCGGATGATACTTTTTTGAATTTATAAAAAATCTCTTTTGAATAAGATAAACTAATCTCTTGTTCAATAGAATAAGCCTCAATATACTCTTCATTTGATAAATTTGGATATTTCTCAAATAGTTCAGACAAGCATACTACATGATTTGTTTTAATTTTACCATTCTTTATATTATTTATTTCTTTTAATATCAATGATTTAACATGTTTATTACCTATATAATCAGGGTTTTCTTTTAAAAATTGTTTATCAAAATCATTTGTTCGTATACTTTTACAAGTACTAATTTTTAATTCAACAGATTTATTTTCAAATTTTTGAAAAATATAAGAAGATAATTTATTTATCTCTTCATCGCTTAATGGAAGATATATAGGTGTTTCATTTTTTTCTGGATTAAACTTAACACACCTTGTGTTTAAACAGGTTAAATAATTATAAATTAAAGATTTTGAAAAATCGTATTTTGATAATGGATTTGATATCAATAAATTAATACATAAACTTGTTAAGATTTTTGCTCTTCTTCCATGTGCAAAATATTTTTCCGATTGAATATTAATTCTAGAACACGCAAAATCTTGATAAGAATAAGCCATCGTATTGTTTCTATTTTTATATTCAAAATTAGAAATTATATCAGTTTTAATATATTTAGATAATTTATGTATTTCCGGATTAAAGACCAATTGTTTATTATATAATATAGGAATTCCATTTAAATCGGTTATAATTTGAGAAAAATAGAAGTCATCTTCAATTAACTTCATAAAATCATAAATAAAATCTGGATTAATTATTAATGAATTATCAATAATATATTTATCATAATTAATAGATTTTGATTGTACATAAATTAATTCATTAAAACTTATTATATTATCCTTAATTAAAATATTTTCATCAAAACTTATTGTATTATATCTATGGTGATGAGAGCAAGATGGATCTAATTCTAAACCTGTATTGTTTTTAATATATTCAGTTAATGATAAGTATGCCAATTTATAATCATCAGCATTTTTAATCCAACTGCAATAAGCCAAGGCACCTATACCTTTACCTCCAAAGCTTACCCAAGTGCTTTTGATAAAAGATAGGTCATGTATTAAATTTTTGGTAAATTCTAAATTATCTTCAGGTTTGAGATCAATATCTATAAAAACAAATCCGGAAAATTTTTTTGTTTGAGGATTATAACCCCAATAAGTTTGTTTTGACTGTTCTTTTTCAGTTTGATAATCTAATTTATTAGATTGCTTTCGGCTAAAAATTATATTATTTAAATTATAATTGCCTGATTTTATACCATTTAAAACAGTATTTAGTTCAACTAATTCAAAAACTTTGTTGTTTTTTACGCTTGGGAAAAGAGGTATTAATTCTTTGTTGTTTTCATTTTGCATCTTCTTATATTAACATCTCTCTTTATGTTTAAAGTCAAAAGAGCGAAGTGAGATGCATGACTCCACTCTTTTGACTGCCCAGTGAGGTAATTATTCTCCCTGTTTTTTGGCGATATAAATAAATATAAGCAAAAAAAAATAATTTTGCAATATTTAAAAAAAAGATGTATATTTATTTAATAAAGCAAATATAATAAATAATAATAATATAAAAAAATAAAATGGAAAAAAAATGCAAAATTTGTAATGAAGTAAAAGATCAAATGTTTTTCAAAGTTGATAAGAACTGGGAAGACCTCGTTGATATCCCACATCGTAATAGAGACATCTGTCTAGAATGTAATAATAAAAATAAAATTAATACGAACATTATTTACAAACAAAAAAATCCAGAGAAATGGAAATTGTATTTAAATGAGTATCAAAAAAAATATAAAAAAAATCCAATAAATTGTTTAAGAGCGTGTGTTTCTCAGTTGATTGTAAAAAAGAAAAAAGAGGGCAATTTTATTATGCCAGAAGAAATTTTTTGCCCTATTCTAAATAAGAATGTTGAAAAGAAAGATTTGGTGGTGGTACTAGATAATAGAATATTTGATGAAATTCAATTTGTTAATTTTAAAATGAAAGAAATCGGAGGGTGGGAAAATTTAAAAAAATATCTAGTAATTACATCTCGTCAGGGAAAATTAAAATTAAGAGTTAATCCTTCGGTTAAAAGACAAAAAGAAAAGAAAAGAAAATTTGATCTTCACAATAATCAAGGTGATCTTACTATTAATAAATATAATTTAACTTATTTGTTTTATATTCAAAATAAAAAATATCCAAACAATAGATTAAACGAGTTAATAATTTCAGATGAAGAGATAAGAGAGTCACAACTTGTAAAAATATATTCAAAATATTATTATAAGAAGACCACAATGAAAACTATAGATTATTTAATTGCAAATTTTGAAATAAATGAAGATAATTTTATGGAAAAAGAAAAACAATTATATCAAAATATATTTGAATATATTAAAAATAATACAGATGAATTGTTTGCCAATACAATAATGCCACAATTTACTTATTCACTTAAAAAAATGTTGTTAAAATTTTATTTGAAAAAAGCATAAACAAAAAAAAGCCGGAAAATTAATCCGGCTCTTTTATTGGTGTTAACTTTTAAACTCGTCTGAGATCATCTATCTGTATTTGGTTCTTGTTCTGTTGAATTATATCTTGGATTGATGCCTGTATAACTACATCCTGCATTCCTTCTCTTATAGCAGTACTAATTTGATTTTGATCAAATTCTACAACCATCTTTTGGGAGGCTGAATTCCTGTCTAAGTTATTCTGGATAGCGTTGAAGTTTGGCTTAACCTGATTATTTAACTGATTAGATATAACATTAAATGCCCCACCATTAAATGCCCCACCATTTTCCAATTTAAATTTTCCACCATTTTTATATATATTATTTTCAAATATATTATTATTTTTAATTTGACTATATTTTTCAATAACATCAAACTTTTTAGTTGGATTATTATTAATGGTTTCAATTACATCTAAATTATTTGAAGTTGATATTTTATTTACAATATATTCTTCTCCTTCTAGTTCTGCAACTTTATTACCGGACCCATCATAAACCGGCATACCACCTTCTTTATGTGATTTACCTTGTAACTTTCCACCATTTTCTTTTACATCAAATAAACCACCTTCTTTAAATTGTGCCGAAGCAGCTATTCCAAGTTGAACCGCTGCTGTCGCTCCAACCGCTACAGCCAAAGGAATGGTTGCGGGTGGTCCAGGAGGGCTTTTTAACGCTTGTATTACAGCAACTGCACCATCGCTCGTTATCTGTGCGATATTAACTGCCTTTTGAATGATAAATTTCTTTCTTTCTAACGCTTCTTGTTTTTTTGCTCTTTCTTCTTCTTCTTTTGCAAGTTTTTCTTTTAAAATTGCTTGTTGTTTAATCGAGTCTGATCTTAATTTATCTGCTTTTTGTTGTTTTTCTTGCTCAGTTGCGATTAATTTTAATAAGAATTCAGCCCTGGAACCTCTGGCGGTTTTTAATTGTTCTTCAAGTGCATTTATATTATTTGTAGCATCATTTGCAATTTGGGTTTGGGCATCATAAAATTCTTCTTGAAATTGTAATTGTTCTTCAAGTATTTCTTTTTTTGCATCAAATGCCTTATCAATTTGCTCTTGTTCTCTTTCTAATTGTTGAATTTGGAAATTGGCGATTTCAGAATATAGATCAACCAGTGCTAATGCTGTTTGTTCAATAACCTCCTGATATTTTTTAATAAAACCCTTAAAAGTTTGTTCAACATTTTTATTATTTTCTTTAACTTTATTTTCTAATTTTTTTTGAAAATCATCAATCTGTTTTAAAATTAAATCTAATGCCGGCTTAACTTGTGCTGCTGACTCTGGATTATTTTCAATTAATTTATCAAACGCTGCTTGTATTTCTTTTTTCTTTTTTTCTAAATCAACAAGTGCCTGATCAATTGGATCGTTTAAAGTTTTCTTTAATTGTTCTTTTAAATCTTTATTTAAAAATAATTTGAAGTTAAAATTACCACCGTTTTCAAATTTTTCTTGTAGACCCTTTAAATTTCCATCAACAATATTTTGAATATCTGTAAAATTATCATCAAAACTTTTTGTAATTGATTTTAAAACAGTATCTGTTTGTTTTAATTTTTCACCAAATATTATTAATTGTGCTGATTGATTAACTAATGGATCGGTTGATACACCTGCAGAATTTAAACTTTCAATTTTTTGTTTTAAATCTAAAACTGAGGTAGAATTTAATAATATTTGTCTAATTACTTCTTCTAAATCTTTTAAATTTTCACCTGAAATCCCTCCAACTTTAATTTCTTTTTCCAAATCTTTACGAAGTGGAGTTAATACTTTTTGTATATCTAATCTAAATTTAATATATTTAGCAACAGTTTCATCGAGCACACCATCTTTAACACCAGATGTTTTTATTGATAAATCTAAATTATTTAATTTATTTTCATCTGCTGTTAACTTAATTCCGGAAGCAATTTTATTATTTATTGTTTGAATTTTATCAGTAATATTTTCAAAACTATCTGAAGAATTTTCAAAATAATTTACACTAAGATCAATTGCATCCTTAATATTATTACCTGCTTCTTTACTATCTAAACTTAAATCTGTAACACTTTTTGATATTTTATCTATAAAAGTTAAACCAATATTATCATTTTTAAAATTTATATTTTCAAATAGTAAAAATCCATCCTTACCTTGAATTTTAGATAATTTTTGTTTAAAATTTAATATAACTTTATCAATTTCATCATCTTTTAAACTTGTATTAATTTTTAAGTTTAAAGAAATATCTTTTGTAAAATTTTCAATTAAATTTTCAAAATTAGATACCGATGATTTTAATGAATTAGTTAAAGTAGATTCTGTCTCAATGGTTTTTTTACGAATTTCAAATTGAGTATTATTAATTGATTTTAACAATAAATCAACACTCTCATTAAAATCACTAAGATCTAATGAAATATTTAATTTTTCTTTAAAGTTCTTTTGCTCTAAAGTATTGAATATTTCGATAAATTCTTCTTTTAATAATATTGCATTATTATAACCTTTACCAATTTCTTCTGCTAACTTTCTTTGCTCTTCTGCAAGTTTTATTTTTTCTTGTTCTTTTAAAACTTCTAATTTTTTTCTTTCACTTTCTGTTTGAGCATTAATAATTTTTAAACCAAATTGTTTTTGTATATTAATATCACTCTCTATTTTAGCATTTTGTAAATTTATATCATTCCTTTTATTGTTTAAATCATTTTGTTTAACAATTGTATCATTAATAATTTTTTCATTATCAGCAATTTGTTTTTGATATATTATTCTAATTTCAGAGTCTTTTTCTGTAGAAATTAAATCTTTTAAATCATTATTTTTTGAAATTAATGTATTAACCAATGTTTCATACTCTGAAATTTGATTACTTGCATTAATTATTAATGTATTGTTATTATTTATTAATTCTTTTTGTAGTGCAATTTCTGCCTCTAAAATTTGTTTTCTTTTTCTAGCAATTTCTTCAATTGTTGCTCCATTAATTTCTAATAATTTTAATTCTTCATTTAATTGTTGTATGCGAGCATCTGAACCAATTCTATTAAATTCAGTATTATCTTCTATAGTATTATTTAAATTATTATATTTATCTGAAACTAAATTAATTTGATTTTCAATTAACTTAAAAGAGTCACTTAAACTTTCAGCATTTGCTTTTTGTGTATCTTTCCACTTAGAATATAGTGATATTATGGCTGTAATAGCCCCAATTACCGCCAAAAATGGTAAAGCACGAAGAGCCACATTGAACAATTGCGTTGCAGCAGCTGCACCTTTGCTTGCTGTACCAGCCGCTGTGGTTGCCACCGCACCAGTACTTGTCGCAGTTGTAGCTGCTTGTTGTGCAGTTGTTAATTGTTTTATGTTTTCTGCTTGCTTTTTTACAGGTGCACTATCAAACGCAACCTCGGTAATCTTACCTTGACTATCCAATAAATCACCCAAAGCCCCAAGACTATCTTTTACATTATCCAGGATTTGAGTATCAACTCCAAACAATCTCAAAACATCAGATATTCCCTTAAAACCTTTTTCTCCACCTTGGCTTAAACGATCAATTTTTTCGGTTGTTGATTTTGCACTATTACCTAATTTATCTAATCCAGTTGTATCAATGTCATTTATATTAACATCCAAATTTTCAACCGAATTAGCACTTTTATCAAAATTAGTAACAATATTTTCACCTACTTCTTGGGTTTTTACATCCAAATTATCCAAATCATCTATAATAACCGAAACGGAGTCAGAGGCATCAACCGAAAAAGATTTTACCTCATCACCCAAATTATCAATTTCATCTGATAATTTATTTACATCTTTTATTGACTGATCTACTCCATTAATTTTGATGGAATATACTATTTTCTTTTCTGCCATTGTTTAATTTCTTATATAATATAAATGATTTTACTTTAATTCGTAAACTTCTTAATTAAAGATAAAGGGGTGATTGAATTTTTACTCGCATCAAAGTTTTTAATTGAATTTAATATATAACTTTGACCGTTTAATAATACCGGTACATTACTTTTTAAATTTTGATAATCTTCTGGGTTAATTGTTGATTTAACATCCAAAATATAACTATCTCCAATTTCGTTATAAAATCTCTCATAATAATTTGAGTATAATCCATTATTACCGTCAAAATCCAATGATAATTTTCCAGGAGTTTCATTTTTAAATTCAGATAACAAAATTTTTGTTTGGTAACCTCCAACATTCGTATATATTGTTTGACCAGATTGTTCTGCATACTCACCAGTTAATTTAAGTATTCTAGGTTGATAAGCAAAAGACCACGAAATGCCTGAGAACTCTGTGTTGTTATAATTATCTTGATTACAAATTGAAGGTAAAGTAATTGTACTTGCTGATACAGCAAACCCAGGAGTATATAAATCAAAATCTCTTGTTTTTGTCGCAGAAAATAATAAAGAAATTGTTTTATCGTTTTCTGTGTAAATATTGTCAGAATAAATTTCCAAATTACCAAAATTTTGATCTTGACTTAATAAGGCATCATTTAACTCATTTGAATATTTAAAGTAAACATTCTTTGGGAGTTTAACTGGTGATGTTGCAGGCTTAAATTTATTATTATCAATTTTCGAAGTTAAATCAATTGCAAAATCATTTGGTAAAAAGTAATTTGAATAAGGTTCAAAATTTATTGTTTTATCTTTAAAATTTGCATCAATAAATAAATTATATCTGTTCATCCAACTTTTAACATAATCTAATTGACCTATATCTCCTAAATTTTGAGCAATATTTAGATCTTTGTCATCATTTTTTAATGAGAAAAAATTAACCGAAATACTTTCTGCAGAAAAACCAGTCGTAACTTCATCTGAAATGTTTGCTCCACCGAAAGAAGCAGTTGATCCAGATGAAAATGCCGGTGAAAATATAGCCATTTTAACGCAAAATCCAGATGGAATTTGCAAATCACGCACTTCAAATTTTGTATTTCCAGTAAAATCCACTGCAAAATATTCTGGAAATGTTGTCCAACCAGAATATTGAACACAATCTGTATTACCAGTAACAATTATATTGGCATTTTGATCATAAGGTTGGAAAAATATAGTGTTGGCGGTATAACTTGGAATATAAGCTGCGACAATAAGGTTATTATCTAGTGTTACACCCAAATTGTCGTAGAACTCCCAGCAATATTGTGTACAATTATTTAAAACTTGATTGGTGTAATTACCATCTTGGTCATCCAAATATATTATAAAACCATCTCTTAAAAAATATAACGAGTCAGGTGTAATAGGATTTAAATAAGAAGCAAATTGTGTGATAAAATCACTACGATATAATCCACGATTTTTAAAAGACCAATTATTGATTTCAATATCAAAAGAATAAATATCTGTTATTGGAGTATTATATTGCTGAGATGTAAAACTCCCATTTTGACCCGTGAAAGTTTGTGTTACAATATTACCCGCTGGATTATTTATTATTACAGGAAAATCTAATATTGAAAAGTCACAATATTTAAGATTTGTACCGGACCCAACAAAATTAATTCTTTGAGAATAATCTGCTTGAGTATTGGCTGAATAAACCTGAGGAATATTAATGGTTCCACCACTTGCAGAAGCATCCATTATTTGACCATAATTCCAAGTATAGCGATCTGACGATGTAAAAGGAGTAAATACATTTTGGTGTTCAACAGAAGAAAAAATTGATGAGTTAACATTCCATCCAATATTTTGGAATATTCTTTTTATAATTTTTAAGTCATAAACAGAAGGGGGTATATCATCTCCAGCCAAACTGTCCAAATAAATTCCATTTGAAGAATTAATTATTGAAGAAGTAAAAAAATTACCGTATGATATAAGAGGAAAACAAATATCTTGTGTATTATAATCAACATTATCAATATACCATGCTTGAGAATAAGGTGTAGATGATCCAGAAAATCCATAAAATGTAGTTGACCAAGGCGTAATTAAATCATCGTTTTTTAAATCAGATAAAACTTTACCATTTAATAGTTTTGACCAGGCAACTTCTCCTCCTAACAAAATTCCATTGTAATAATTATTATCTATAGATGTAATTCTAAATATTCCATTATGAACAATCCTTCCATCAACATAATAAACAGCATTTATTTCTTGTGTTCTCACAAATTTATCCTGCAAATTTTCAATTTCAATGTGCTCTAAAATTATGGAATTATTTTTATCTTTTGGTAATTTTATATTAAAACTTCCATCTCCAATTTTGGCATCAGGGTTTTGTAAATCAACAAAATCACGATTTAAAATAATTTTTGTTGAATTATTTAGAGTTGCTTCTTGACCATTTAATATTAATTTTTCAATTCTCATTTTGTTATCTTTTAAAAATTATTAATTGAATTTTCTGGCTCTGAAAATATATATTGGACTTCAACACTATATAATTGATTAATTGTATTTAATTTATAATTAAATTTTGTTATAATAATTGATTTAAATATTTCATCTTGTAGTAATCTTACATCAGATGATTTTGTTAATTCAAATAGCCAATCAAAATGCTCTTTATTTATCCAAGTTGAAAATGCTGTATATACAGGATAACTTTCTAAAGCAAAAACTTGTTGAATTATATCTGTTTGTGCCGGATTGAAAGATAATGTTGCAGTAAACTTTTCAAAATCTCTTTCTAACTCAATTTCTGTTTCTCCATTAAAAAGAAAACTATCCCATCCACCCAAAGTGTTTAAAAATATTATCGGATGTTGAATATCAGATGGACAATCAAGTTGAACTTCATAGGATTTTATTTCAGATATTAATAATCGTGTTGAAATTGGGATTGAGTCGTTATGTTTATAAAGAGCAGCTGTATATCTTCTTACTGGTTGTGTTGCACCAGTTATTATATTAGCATAACTAACATCAACGGTATAATGACCACCATTTGTCATTACAGTATTAAATTTTTCAATATAATTAACTTTTGTACCATTCCAATATTCGTAATATCCCAAAATAACAGCACCAAAATCAGGATCTGGCTCGATAATCATGGATAAAAATTCTTTTTGATTGGTATAAACTTCTTTATTTAATGGAGAATTTGTTAAAAATGTTAACCCATCTCCACTTACACTTGTAAATTTAAATACATGATTTGTTAGAGTATTTCCTGATAATAATTCAATTCCGGAGTGATGAGTCCACCCTATTTCTGTTTGTCCAACAGGAAATCTTCGTCTGAAATTATTTTCAAATTCATCATACTTATTTCCAAATACCAAATAAACATTACCACATGTATTTGTGTCTTGAATAAATACTGTTGATCCGATTGTTGGTAAAATTGTTGTTAAATAGGGTTCAACGAAATTTGCAACGTTAAATTCATACAAATTATCTTTATTATAATCTATTTCAATTGAACCTATCTTTGTTGACCCAGTACGAGAAATTAATTCGTTAAAATTACCAGAAGAACCAATATAAATATCTCCCCAAACAGCATAATCTTTATAATTTTGCCCAATATTATCGTTTGGTGAACTTGTTGATGATAATAAAGTAATATCAGAATTCGAAGAAGAAAAATTCATGTTATATCTTGCACCTAATTTTTTGGCTTGTATATATAAAGTATTTGCAGATTGAACAGCAAAAAATCTTTCTCTAAAATTAAAGTCTTCATTCAGCGTTGAAACAATACACTGTGCAACATCACTTGTTGTTCGAGTTGGAGTTGTACCAGTTGAATAATATTCTAATAATTGAGGCTCATCTTTTGCTGTTAACTGAAATTGTGGAAAATCATAAATTGAAGTGCCAGAAAATCCAAAAAATTGACCCTCTGCTGATACAGCATCAACTGAAATTACCATTTGTGCATAAACAGATGACGAAGTAATGGCAGATGATATCATCGTCCATACTATTGCATTGTTTGAGTTACTTATTTCGTTTGGAGTTGAAATTATTTGTACATTTTGATTAACAACATACGATGAACTTGATGTCGCTGCTGATGGAGTTATTAAAATAAATGGATTTTGACTTATATTTGACATTATTTAATTTTTAATTGGGTTAGTATTTCTTTAAAGAAATTTTCATTAATAATAAAGGGTTCCACATTTTTTGTAATTGAATTTTCTCCAGCGTTGATTATGTTTTTTCCCTTTATTCCATTTTTATAAATTGAATTTTGGATTTGATAAGCCAAATTATTTATATTATTTGTTTTAAGTTTTTCCTTTTTTATAAATTCAATCAATGATGAAATTGGGATCTTTTTTGTAAATTTTTTTCTCCCTTTTTGTACGAATTCTGCATAATTATTAGCGTAGACAATAAGCCCAGCATTTGTTTGGAGTTTTACCTCTAAACTTTTTACTAAATCAGAATTTTTATCTAATCCAGTTGATAACCATGTTTGTTTTACAATGGATAAAATTAATAACTGTAAATTTTTTAAAACTTTTTCCATTTTTTAAGCACATAAATTATTTCGAATTTGTAAGGAGTTTAAAATGATTCCAAAACTCTGACTTCCGGTTGTATTTTCTCCAGAACTAATTTGGAAGATAACTGGATCAAACAATGTTGAGGTTTCCGCTAAAGAAAATTGTAAAGTATCACCGCTCACAATTCCAGAAATCGTAAATCCTGAACCATACTTATCTATATTAACAGAATTTCCGTTTAATGAATAATCAACTATAATTGAATCTGTGTTACCTGTAATTGAATAAAATAAATTTAAAGTAATCGGACAAGTGATGGAAGAAAATGTAAAAATTGAAGATAAAATATTTCCTTCTCTCGTACATCCATCTACAAAATATAAATCAGGTGAAATTGTGTACACACATTCAGGCGTAGGATCAGGATATCCAAAATCAAATGAATTTTCTAGGATACAACGATTAACTGGAATGGCTTGCGATAAAGTAAATTCAATTCTAATACCTGCAGTGAAATCGTCTTTAAATCGTGTCAAAGTTAAAAAATTATAATCATCTTTTAAATAATATTTATTTGATGAAGCACCAGAAAAATTTGTATAATTAAAATCTTTTAGGGCTTCCATTATATCACAACCGATATTCCAACAATTGTTTATTTTATCTTGTTCATCTTCTCTTTCAAGTTGCGTTTGCTCAATTATTGTTAACGCAAATTGAAAGTCGATCATTATTTGACCAAAATTTGAAATTATAGGTAACTCCAAAAAGCACATGGGATAAGTATCTTCACCGGTAATAGTGTAATCATCAACTTCACCTATGTGAGCAGATGACACGTTAAGATGAGCACGACAAATAGTTAAAATCGTATTTGTGATTGCAGAATAGTCGTTGTAGTATGGTTGTATAATTGACATTATTTTATTTATTTAATTCCAAGTTTATTTTGTTCTGCGAGAGTCTCGTCTGAAGTGTATGATAAGAGGTTAAGCAGTTCATAAATCTTTCGTTGGAGGAGTTCATCCACAACCCGCAAATCTTTTTTCGCCAATTGAAATAAGATGTGTTGCCAGCCCCACTTCTTTGCCAGTTCTCCAATTCCATTTGCTGTACTTGGTAAACTTGCAGACCCATCGAGAAGGCTTGCATACTTTTCGACAACAATTTTCCTTTGAGCAAAAAAAAACCTAGCATTGGAAATATTGCAGTACAAGGTTGTTGTTTTATTAACTTTATTCTTTCTTCCAAATCATCAGAAGAATATTTTATGCCTTTTGGACGAAGAAATATTGCACACATTCCACTTAATTTTTTTGATGACTCAAATTCTTCCAACACAAAATCACGATCAATATATTCAGCACCAGTACAATTTGGATCTTCATTTATATAATATTTTTCACCTTCCATTTCAATAAAATTTTGAAAAGTGATTTTTGAAAGTTCATCTGAGTGAAATACAAAACTTAATGTTGATCTTAAATCACGAAATAAAAGAGAGTCTGTAGATAAAACAATTTTACGATCAATTTTTGTTATCAATTCAATAATATCTAACGTTAAATCATACGTTATTTTATTGCTTGGATTATTTTCAAACATAATTTGTATTTCCTCCCATAATCCAAAATTTATTTCTTGAAAAATTTCCGGACAAAAATAATCTTGATTGTTAATTGTTATTGTTTTCATTATTATTATATAAATGGTTTTTTTGTTATTTGTTAAATTGAGTCCCAGATCATTTTGGGTCCATCTGATGGTTTCTTTTCTAAAATAGCATAACAGCATTGTAATAATGCAGATACTGTATCGTCATGCATGCCAGCGGGTGCTGAATGGGTTACACGACCTGTAGCTGAGTTATATTTTGCCTGATATTGACCCAATTCTGTGTGTAAAACATTAATTGGATTGTAAACATTCTCATCAAATGGCTTTTCTGGTATTTTAAGAGTATAATTGCTGGTATTATTCTGTGTTTTTGGGGCAAAAAGCAGTTGCAAATTTTGTATCATCTTTGTTTTTTTCGTAAAATCCACGAAAAGTGGGGTTAAATTTTTGCAATTTCGCTGGTTTATTAACTCATCAGCGATCCTGTCATTGAAATTAGACTCAATAAAACCATAAGTTGGCTTCCATTTATTGTAAAAAAACTCTAATTCGGGCAAAATTTCGTCCCAATTTTTCTTATTTGAGATGAAAATATCACGAATAATTATGTTATTATCGACAACAGATGAACAAATGCAAACGGTTTTATCAATACTTTTACCAAGGTCAATTCCAAAATAAAGATTTTGTTCTCCAGGTTGTGGAACTCCATAAGTTTTATCTTCAAAATGTATATTATGCGGTTGAATATTAAAAACAGATAAACTTTCATCGACAAATTCTGCGCAATATTCAACTTTATATTCAAGTGGACTATGAATTTTAATTTGTTCGATTTCCTCACGATTAATTAAAGGTGAGTCCCATGAAGGTTTTTGAAATGAATGCCAATTTTTCAAACCATTCTTTGCTCTCAAATATAAATTATAAAACCAATTCTTACCGTTTGGTGTTGAAATAAAGATAACCATTCGACCTTTTATTCGTAATGCAGGTTCCATGACTTTCCAAATTTCTTGGTTTTGGAAGCCTGCCTCGTCCAGGCAACACACTGTCCAGTTATTTTGCCCCCTCCATGCGTTGGCGTTCTCACTTGAACCGAATACTATCTGATTATTATTGAAAAAAGTTATAATCAAATCTGTTTTATTTATAGATTTTAAAACAGGCGAACCCTCTAAAGCATCGCATAGATCGTTGAACAAAGGTTTAGCCAACTTAAATGTTGGAGTAATATAGCAGATCTTTTGATTTGGAAAATTGATGGCGCACCAACAAAAAAAATTCATGATCATCATTGATTTTCCCCACGATCTTCCAAAAGATAAAACAAATCTTTTTTGTTCTCTGGTTAAATCAAAATCAGAAAATGCTTTTGTTAAAATATCCAACATTTCCTGCTGACCAGGATGTGGAGTAAACCCCAACATTATTTGTTTATCTCCTGTTGAACTATTCTTCTTCGCCATCTTCATTATCGTTTACATCTTGATAATCTATATCTTCATCAGCCTTTATATTTAATTGAATAGGAGTTGTGGCTGTATTGAATTTAAATTCGAAAGTTTGTGTACTTTCTTTCTTTTCAGGCTCGTTTAACCCAAACATTTTATTTAGTGTAATTAATATTTTATGTGCCTCGGCTGTATTACCGATAATAAGAGCGTTGTTGTACAACTCCATCAACATAACCTCATGCTTTTCTCTCATGAACTCACGGTCTTTCTTATTGGCATTCTTTAACCATTTTAATGCGGACACATAATAGTTCTGTGCTGAGTTAATTGTTAACTCATAATTTTTTACACACAACTCCAAAATATCCTGACGACTTTTTCCTTTTGAAATTTGTTCCAAAATATAATTAAATCTTTTGGCGATAACAGGGGTAACACGCAAACCAATTACAGAATTTGTATTTTGTGTTTTTGCTTTAATTTTTTTTTCGTTTGGAACAATTCCAGTTACTTCACCCAGTTCATTCAACACAGGTAAATAATCTGGCTTAGTTACTCTTTTTGCTCGTCTTTTTTTCTTCTTTTTTTTCTCCTTTGGAATGTATGGAAGTATCTGATCCATTGGATGTGTTGTTGCTGATAATATCATCTTGTTTAGGTTGATTAATAATTATGGGATTTGATAAAAAATAACTCTCGCAATTTACTTTCATGCGCTTTGCACATGCTGAACATGATGATTCCGGTAATTTTTCTAATGGAAATCCAGATGAAGGAACCAATGTATTGTATAATCGGAAAAATTCTTGAATTTCACCCCTGCCTGCTAGTGCTTCGTTTTTAACTAAACGATCCAAATAAGATTTTAAATTTAATTTAAATTGAATTATCTCTTCTTCAGAAGGATTTTCATACTTTATAATTTTATTGCTCATACAATTATAAATGAAAAGTATAATTAATGTTGTATTTGTTTTCTTATTTATTACTTATTGAAAATAAGAAGCCAATTTTGCAAATATTGATTGCGGTCAAAATTTGAGTTGAAGTCCAAGTCCACGATTTTATTTGATTTTTTATCCATGATAATTAAATTATATTTTTCATCCCCACAATTATTTAGATAGCCATTAAATTTAATATCAAATTTTAAATTATCGTTTTCAGGTGTTAAATTAAATTGCTTGTAGTTTTCCATCTTATCAATAAAATAAACAATTATATAAAGTGTGAATGACATTAATATATTAAATAATATAGCACTTGGATAGATTGATGTCATTGTAATTAAATTTAACCAAAAGAATATACAAGGTGTACAGGTAAATGGTTTCTTATTTAAGATTTTAATCTTTGATCTAAGTTTGTTGATCCAAATACTTTTCCAGGTTATAAATTCTGATAAATAAAAAATTAGTCCAGGTGCAAGTAAATAAGTATATAATATACCTGCTAATTTTGTATCGAAATTGTTGTGTATTACAAGTACTGCTAATAAATAAATTGAAATTATAATGCTCTTTTTCATGTTGTTATATTTTTTTGTTGTTAATTATTATATAAATAGTTGAAAAAATTATTTAATGTATGATTTTTTAAATTTTTCTTTATATTTATTTTAAATTAATTACAAATTATAATAATGAAAACAATTAAAAATAAAATCGCTGTTACATTTACACTAAGCAAACTTGAAATTCAATTCTTAAATGAGTATGCACTTTTAACCGGTGTGTCAAAATCGGTAATTCTTGGAAATTTAATTTTAAATTGCTCCGTTTCAAAATTGAAAAAGGATTTAAAAAAACAATTTAAAGATGGATTTTTACCTCACCAAAAATTTGAACTTGAAATTAAAAATAAACAAGTTAAAAAAACAGAAACCCTGGATCAAATTATTCAATTAAATAAACGCAGAAAATCATTTAATATTAAATAAATGAGAAAAAAAATAAAAAGTTTTATTGGAGATATTAAAAATTATTTTACAAATGATTTTACAATTGATAATACACCAAGACAAAATTTAAAAATAGATTGGGATAATATATCTATAACCAAAGAATTATCTGAAGATTATATTGAACAATATCATGATAAATTAAATTGGCTCTTTATTTGTAAAAATCAAAAACTATCAGAAAATTTTATTGAAAAACATCTTGATAAAATTGATTGGTTCATTATTTGTGAAAACCAAAAACTATCAGAAAATTTTATTGAAAAACACCAAGATAAAGTTTTGTGGTTTTTAATTTCTCAATATCAAACTTTATCAGAAAAATTTATTTTAAAATTTCATAATAAGGTAGAATGGTATTTAATTTTTAGATTTCAAGTTTTATCTGAAGAATTTATTTTTAAAGTTTATTTTATGAATGACGATACCACAAGATCAGAAATGCTGGAATTTGAATTTAAAATGATTATGGAATACCAAGAAAAAAATATAACACCACACTTTTTATTTCTATTATATAAAAATGAAAACATCTTGCACTATAATAAATTAAAAGAAAAAAATAATGAGTTTAGAGAATACGCTAAATTGATCGAAGAGCAAATACCAAAAGTATTAATTGAGTTTTATTATGATGAAGAAAATATATTATCTACATCTAGAATATCTGCACCTAGACTTAATTATATTAATGTAGGTCTATCATTAGATAATATTGTTGCTCAATGTCCAACTTATGAAATGTCTGGCATTACTGAATATATACACATTAGAGATATTGATATATAAATGGAAGAAAATAAAAGGCTAACCCAAGAAGAAAAGTTAATTCGGAAAATACATAATTTTTTAAAAGATGAAAATGTTAAACTCCAAAAATATCAAAGTGTAATCAAGTGCACAGTTGTTTATGTTGAAGATAATATATTAACCATAAAATTATTAACAAGCCAAGGAGAGATAACACCACAGGTTTTAATCCAACGAGAGATCTGGAGAAAAAAGAAACAAATTCAAAGAGATAATAACTCTGAAAATGTTAATAAAAAGAACCGGGAATATTATCAGAAGAATAAAGAAAAAATAAAAAAACAAATTGCTTTAAGAAAAATAAAATATAAAAATAGAATAAAATGATAAAAGAAGAAATAAATGAAAGATTGTTTAGAGTTACCTATGAACAATATCAACAATTAGGATTGGGTAAGAAAGATCAAGACTCACCTTTTACACCACAAAATGCTATATTATTTAAGGCTACAATTAATGGAAAGAGAATGTATGTTTTAAATTTTCATAATCCACGCATGAATTTTTATGCTTTTGAAAGTTTAAAAAAAGATGTTTGTGTTTATGAAGTTATTATGCCTTGTACACAATTAATAGGTCGTATGAATACAGAGGGTTATAATTTTATTAATAAAAAATTAAAAGAAGTTAATAAAGATGTTTATATTCAATTTGAACTACCTTATGAAAATTTTAATATAACTGTTGATGAAGGAAAAATTTCAGAAATTAAAAATAAAACAAAATAAAAATGAAGAAAAATAAAAAAGATAATAAAAAATGCAAATGTACATGTACTTGCAATAAAGAGCCAGAACAAACTATTAGATTTCAAGTTAGTATTGGTAGTAATAATTTAAAATTATATTGTGATAAAATATTAAGTGGAAGAAATATTGATGGTTATTTATTTTGTTTAAATAATAATAACCAATTTAATTATGGAATTCTACTTAAATCTTGTGAAGTTGGACAGCCTATATATTTGGTTCGAGAACAAATGGAAGACTTTGAACAAACTTATATAGTAATGGATGAATATAATACCAATTTAAATATAGAATTGTTTATGGGTGATGATAAAGAAGCACCAATTTTTATTATTGAAAATGGATTAATTAAAGAAAATAACTGGTATGATTGGTCAAAAAACAAAAATGAATAACTATGGAACAAATTAAAAAAATTACAATGGTATTAATTATACTAGTTGCATTAGGTTTAACTTTTGCACTAAGTACACAACCCAATTCAAAACATAATGGTGAAATTGTAAAAGACCAACATGGAAAATATTATAAACTTGAAAATAATTCTTTAATTAATAATGAAACATACAAATTAATTGAAGTGGATACCACACAATTTAGTAAGTTTTAAGATGAATAATAACAAAAAATTAATAAAAGAAATAAAGAAAGTATTATTATCTATTATTAATAAAAAATCATTGAGCCATAATTTTGGTCCTTCTACCGAAGAAATAAGAGAATGTTTAAAAAGAATAAATCTAATTTTAAATTCACCAGATGAATTGATAATTGATGTATTTAAAAAAGATATTGATTGGAATTATATTAGTGTATATTTGAAATTATCAGAATATTTTATTAACTATTTTTATGATAAAGTTGAATGGTGGAATATTAGTGTACACCAAAAATTATCTGAAAAGTTCATTGAAAAATTTCAAGATAAAGTTCAGTGGGAGTTTATTATTAATAACCAAAAATTATCCCAAGAGTTTATTTTTAAATTCTGGGATACAAAATTAAGTAAATTGAAAGGAAAAGTATTGGTTTTACATAAAAAAGTTATAACTCCTGAATTTGTATTGTGGTTATATAAAACCTATCAAGATGAAGAATATAAATTAATTAAAGAAATAACATCTAATACAGATTTATTCCAATATTGTATCATGATTGAGTCTCAAGTTTCACGAGTTTTGATTGAGTATAACCAAAATGGATAATATAGATTGGGTTCCACTGTTGGAGTTCTACAATCTATTGGAGTTTTACTTACACCCTGGAGTTTTACAATAGATGTTAAGTTAGTACTTGAAAATTAGAAATTTTTATAATTCACCCAGATGCCTTTTTGTCAATTTGTCAGTGACAGTATGCCGGGGGGTTGTAAAACTCCAATTAGAAATTATAAACTATAAATTAGAAGGTAGAACTCCAATTAATGTCAGAGCCCAAAATAATCACTTAAAGACTTTTAAAGAAACTAAAAAGAAACTACATAGTAGAACTCCAACTTGTACTATTCCAAGATTTAGT